TTCTTGAATCGGGCAATAAGCTTGGTACTACGAAATCTAATAAACAGCTAGCTGGTTTTCCGTTTAGTGGAGGTGTTATTGATGCTCCTGTCCAGATATTCGAGATGCCTCAATCCAATAGGTTTGATGATTTTATTTATGTCGCAGGATGTATGCCTCCCGGAGAAAGGGTGTTGACCCCTGATGGATATAAGAATGTAGAGGATGTTGACTATGATGATTTCTTGGTTAATAATGAAGGGGATAATGTTAGGATACGCAAGAGACTTGTCAGAAATATGGTCGAAGAGGATCTTTATTCGATAAAGATGTATAATGGCGTAAGAATAAATAGATTTACTTCTGATCATCCTATTTTTGTTTCTGATCATAAGACCGTAGGGAGAAGGGTTAGGGAAGATTTATTCAAGTTTGATTACATACCTGTCAAGGATATAAAAGAGGGACAGTGGACAAGGATCCCAAATATGTATGCCGAAGAAAGGATGGATATTCCGGGATTTAGGGATTATATGCTTTCTGATGATTTTTGGTGGTTTGTCGGGATGTGGCTAGGGAATGGATGGATTGATAAGCAGTGTCGTGTACAGATGGCTATTTGTTTTGACTATCCAGAAGAGAGGGATAGGTATTACAAGGTTATAGATAATCTTTTTGGTATTAAGCCTTCGGAGAGATGCAGGAAGGGTAATTGGGAATTAAATTTTAAGCATGTTTATCTAAGCGAGTGGCTTGTTAATAATTTTGGTAAATATTGTTATGGTAAATATATTCCTGAATTTGCTAAATACCTCCCGTTTAGCATGAAGGTTAGTTTAATTCATGGATATCTGGATACGGATGGATCTATCCATAATGATTTTCGCAATTATTCGGGCATGGATTTCGTAAGTGTCAGTATGGATCTTCTTGAGGGTATACAGGATATATTGTTATCTCTTGGAGTAGTTGGAGGTATATCCATAATGAAAAAAAATAGGGCTGAATATATAGATGGCAATAAGGTTAAATCTCAAAGATCATGTTATCATTTAAGGATAGGCCATAACTATACTGTGTATTTCAGGAAGTTGGTTGAGACATTAACTCCTGATTATATATCTAAATTGTCTAAAGTATGTATGGATACCAGCACAAGAAAAAGTCCTTCCACAGGTATATTTATTAGTAATGATAATAAGTATATATATGTCAGGATATCATCTATAACTAAAGAAAAGTATACCGGTCCTGTGTATAATTTTGAATGTGATACGAATAATTATTTATTAAGGAATATATCTGTTCACAATTGCGACCCTTATAAACAGGCCAAGTCTGATACCCCTTCATTAGGTGCTTTTTATGTATTCAAGAGACGTGTTGGTATTCGAGATCCTTATGCCTATAGAATAGTTGCCTCTTATGTATCTCGTCCATCATCCATAGATCAGTTTTGCCGTACGTGCGAGGTGCTTCAGAAGGGATATGGGGCTATATGCCTTATGGAGAACGCTGACCAGATGTATGAGCAGTATCTTAACCGTAAAAGCGGTATGCCAGCGTCTTTCTTCCTGTTTGCTGGTGAGGCAATAGCCAATAAGTATGTGAAGGCCGGCTCCCGGCAGAACAGCAAGCTGGGGCTATACCCTACCCCCGGCAACCAGAACCTGCTATTCTCGTGCGTAGTGGATTATTGCTGGCAGGATTTCGTTATCGGTTATGATGATCAGACTGGTCTTGATATAACTGTCAAGGGTATTGAATTGATTGATGATATAGCCCTATTGGATGAGATAATACAGTACAAGCCCGGATTGAACGTCGATAGGATAATATCGTTCGGG